GCCCGTAACGATGTTCCGGAACGTCTCCGATTTGGTCCACAGGAGGACCAGGGCGGCCACCACGGCCAGGATGGCGATAACCACCAGGCCCAGGGGGTTGGCGGACATGGCCGCGTTCAGCAACCACTGGGCGGCCTGGGCCGCCAGGACCCCCGCCCGGTAGAGTTTGAACGCGACATTGACCGCCAGGACGGCCCCCGCCAACACCCCGATGGCGACCCCGAACGCCAACACCAGGGTTTTGTTTTCCGTCGCAAACTTGGAAAACTCGGACAGGGCGTGGGAAATGGCGATCACCGCCGGGAGGAGGGCCTCCCCAATGGCCGCCTGGGCGTTGGTCCACTCCGCGGCCGCCACCTGTTGGGCGTGGGCGGCGGTGTCGGACTCCCGCGAAAACTGGCCGGTGGCGTCGGCCGTTTGGGAGGTCAGGAGGGCCAGGGTGGCCGTGGCCGTGGCCGCTTTCATTTGTTCGGTGGAGAGGCCCGTTACGGATCCCTTGGCGGCGGCCGAGGCCTGATCCAGGGCCAACTCCTGTTTGGCGGCCGCCTCGGTGGCCTTGGCGTGGGACTCGGCCGCCTTGGCGGCCTCTATGCGGGCGGGTGACCCGGACTCCACGGCCGCCTTTACTCGGAGGTGGGCGGCGGCCACCGCATCGTGGGCGGCGGCCACGGCCTTTTGGTCCCGTTCCACCTCGGCCGAGGCCTTGGCGTAGGCCCTGGAGGCCTGTTCCGCGGTTTGGATCCCGTCGGCCGCCAGGCGGGCGTCCACGTCCACCTGTTTGATTGACACCCCGTACCGTTCGATGGGGTCCCGTTCCCCGCGGAGGAGGGCGGACAGGGCGGTGACGGCCTCCGAGGTGGTCCCGCCATAGGTGGCCGCCAGGTCCGCGCCCAGGTTGATTAGGGAGTCCGTTTTGGGTCCCAGGTCATCCATGGATGTCCCCATGGATTTCAACTGGGCGCCGATCACCGCGGCCATGTTGGCGTACTCGGCGGAGGACAGGCCGTTGGCCTTGGCGGAGTCCCGGGCCAGTTGTTTTACCGCGTCCGCGTTGTCTTTGTAGACGGACTCCACCGCCCCAAAGGACTGTTCCACATCGGAGGCCGCGTCCGCGGCGTTTTTACCCAGGAGGAGGACCGCGCCCGCGGCGGCGGCGGCCGGTACCGCCAGGTTCCCCACCATTCCCTCCGCCTTTTGGGCGGCGGTGGCCGTGTCGGACAAACCCTTTTGGGCGCCCGTGACATCGGACACGATTTTGAGGACCAGGACCGCGGCGGCGGCGGCCCCGAAACCGGCCACTAGCGGCGGGCCTTGGCGCGTTCGGCCTGGATGGCCAACACGTCTAGGGCGGTGGCCAGGGTGGCCTCATCCTCCCCCCACCAGGCGGCCGGGGAGGTTTGGGTGGCCAGGGCCAGTTCAACGATCATCCGGGCGCGTGACCCGGCGGGGTAGGCCCCACCGTTTCGGGTTCGGCCTCCGGATCCAGGGGACCCACCAGGCGTTCCAGGGAGGCCACGTCCACCACCTGGGTGACCCCGTTTCCGTTGGTGTCATCCCCCGAGGTGTTGGTGACCTGGAGGCAATCCACCTCGGAAAACTGATCCCAGGTGGACTCCACCTGGCCGGTCCGGCGGAGGGCGGACCACGTAACGAACGTCAACCAGGTGAACGGGATTTTTTGCATGGACGCCCAGTTGTGTTTGGCCGCCGTCCGGTCCCAGTTCAGGTAGTCGGGGTTCAACACCTGGACGGACAACACGGACCCGTCCGCCATCAGGGCGGTGACGTGGGGCGTTTGTAGGCGGACCTCGGACATTTCACACTCCCCGGACGTGGCCCAGGATGTCCTGGACCTCGGTTCCGTACTCATTGGCCAGGCCGGGGGCGGCGGCCTCCCCGGCCGGGATCAGGTAGGCCTGGGCCGGGATCCGGCGGGCGGGCCACCCGTATTCCTGGACCCCCGCGTACACCACGCCCACGGCCACGGTCCCGCCCGTTTTATCGGCCGTGGCCCTGATCGTGGCCGCCAGGCGTCCGGACCTCCTGGGCGCCCTGGCGCGGGCCTGGGCCGCCACCCTGTCCGCCGCCGCCTGGTGGGCGGGGGTCAGGTCCCCCAGGTCCCGGCCCGCGTCCCCGAGTGTCCGGGCCAGGTTGGCCGATCCCTCCAGGGTGACGGTCACTTGGGTTGGCATGGCCGCACACCTACGCGGCCACCGTTTCGGCCTTGGATCCCTTGGACCCCGCCGCCGCCTGGGCCGTGGTGGTGGCCGTCCCTAGGACCGGATCCCCGACGATGGCCCATTCAAAATCGGAGGTCATGTTGGCGCCCGCCTCATCCCCGCCCACGGTCAGGGGGTCAATGATTAGGGTTCCGGTCACCTGTTGGGCGGCCACGGCATTGGGAACGAACGTGAACGGGACCTGGGCGCCTTTGTTGTCCCAGGAGTAGGCCACGATCCCCGACGCCAGGCCGAGGTCCTGGTACAGGGTTCCGGTCAGGACGCTGGAGTAGGTCCGTTCCCCGGGGACCGTTTCCCCACACAAAACCACCGTATCGTCCCCAACGTCCGCGGACCATTCCACCTGGGCGGCGGTCACCTGACAGGTGAAATCCACGGGCGTTCCGATGTCCCCCACGGACAGTTCCCCAGGGCCGAGTTTCACTACGGTTGCGGGCATGGATCCAACCTCCTACTGATCGTCCACGGTGTATCGGAGGACCGGGGTGGTGACCCCCTCGGCCACCGGCCAGGCGTAGGGTTCGACGGTCACCACCCGGAGGGGGACCAACCACAGGGCGTCCCCCACCATTTCCACCAGGGGGTCCGCCTCGGCCACCGTCACGTCCGGGGCGGGGCCTGGTAGGGCCACGTAGACGTACCAGGCCCCGAACCGCGGGCCGCCTGGGACCGGGTTGGCCCACACGGTGGACCGCCACACGGGCCAGGCGTCCCCGGGACTGATCGGGCCGGACACGGTGGGTTTGGCGGTCAGGCCCGGGACCTGGGCCAGGGCGTCCACGATGGCCTGGCGCGGGGTCATCCGAACACCAGGACGCGGGTGGGTCCCTCCAGGCGGTCCACCTCGGAATCCCACCGGGCTATCCGGGCGGGTCCGTACTCGGAGTCCGCCCCGATCATCCCCAGGGGGACACCGCGGGCGGCCACCTCCCGGCCACACCGCCGGTATAGGGCCTGGACCTGGGCCGCGTCCGGCCCCAGGGTGGCGTCCACCCGACAGGCGGACGCCTGGAGGATCACCTCCGCATCCAGGACGCCCTGGAGCATGGGGTCAGGGACGGCCGAGGCCGGAACCTGGATCCAGGCCCGGACCTCGGCCAGGTCCGGAATCATCCGGCCTCCCCGTCGTCATCCTCGGGGGCGCGGACCCGTTCCGGCGGGGCCGGGTCCGTGTCCGGGGCCGGTTCCGGCGGGACCGGTTCCGGCGGCGGGGTGGGGGCGGGGGCCTCGGGGGTGGTCACCTCGGGGTCCCCGGTTTCGGTGGTCACTTGGACCCACCCTTGGCGGTCCGGTCGGACCCCTCCGCCTCGGCGGCGGTGGGAGTCACGCCAAATGGGGTGATCCGGGCCAACCCCTCGGGGAACACGGCCGCGTGGGCCAGGTAGCCGCCATAGGCGACCTCCACACCCAGGAGGGACGGTTCCACCGCGGACAAAAGGCCGATGACCTCCTCGTACACCTCATAGGCCCCGGACGCCCCGATGACACACCGACCGGTCCCCCAGTTGGGAACCACGATCCGGGGGAGGCGGAACAGGTTTCCGGCGAATGAATCCAGGTTGGAGTCACCGGCCTGGCCGGGGTTGGCGGACAGGTCCGTGAGGGGACCCAGGAGGCCCCACACGTCCACCGAACACCAAATCCGGTCCGGGAGTCTCTTAGCCTGGGCGTACACCAGGCCCGCCGCCGCGTAGAGGGCGGTTGACCAGGCGGCCAGGGTGTTGGCGGTGGCCACGGCCGTGGCCGCGTTCACGTCATCCGACGCGGCCCACATCCCCTGGGCGGCCACACCCTCGGTGGTGAGGGCGTACACGTCCGCCAGGTCCCGGACCAGGATGTCCCAGGCCGCGGGGCTGGACCAGTCAATGTCCTGGCGGGACACGTCCACCGCGCCCCCATAGGTGGCCTTGGTGAACGGGATTTCCCCGATGACCATTTTCTGTGACGGGAGTTCGGCCTTTTCGGTGGGCTGTGTCCCCACCGTGGTGTGTTGGGTGATCTTCGGGCGGCCGAATGTCTTTCCGGGGATCCCGCCCATGGGCCGCCCGCCGCCAATGGACGTGATAAACGGCCGGGAGGCGTCAATCAGGTTGACCACCTGGCCAACGATCATGTGAGGGAGGAGGCCCGGGGTGTCGGCCGTGGTCTGATTGGCCAGGGCGTACTGGATCCGGGCGGCGGCCTCGGGATCCGCCGGGAGGCGTTGGCCGGTCCGCGGATCGGACATATAGCCGCGGGCGCGGAGGTGGTCAACGATGTACGCCCCGGCGGTGGCCCACGTGGGCTGGCCACCGGCGCCGATGGCCCGGGCGGGGCCTGGCCGGTCCTGGGGGACGTAGAGGCCCGCCGTTTCCTGGTGGCGGGCGGTCATGATTTCGTGTTCCTCCAGGGGGACGATTTGGGCGTCCAACTCCTGGACCCGTTGGCGGGCGGCCTCCAGGTTTTTGATTTCAGCGTCCACCAGGTCCCGGCCGCCGTCGGCCTCCACCTTGGTGAGGAGTTCGTCCACAAAGGACAACTGGTCCGCGCGTTCCTGACGCTTGCGGATCAAAACCGCGTTCGGCATTGGATCAAACCTCCGGGGAATCACCAGGACGATGTGGTCCGGGTGTCCGCGGGGTGGTGGCCGGGTGGACCTGTGGAAAGGTCCGGCGCGATCACCGGCGCCTCGGACGGCGCGAACGTGGTACCCCCATAGCGTCGGGGGCGCGTCAAATGCGGGCGGCTAGGCTCGAGCGTTTACAGCGTGAAATGGGCCTGTGCGTCTACCGGCCGCGGGCCGCCAGGTACCAGTACCGGACGCGGGCGCGGAGGGCGCGGCCCAGGGTGCGCCACAGGGGGAGGCGGGGGCCTACCCCGTCCACCAATCGTCCACAGTCCTGGTGGATTTCGGCCCCGCGGCGGCCCGCCAACCCTGCCAGGCCCGGAGGCTCGGGCGTACCACGTTCCGCCGCCTGGCCAACTCCGGATCCCGGGTGGCCGAGGCCACGGACAACACCTGGGCCTGGGGGAACGCGGGGACGGTCAGTAGGGACACCTCCGCCAGGCGGGACTCCACCCGGGTGAGTTTGTCCATGTGGTCCGGCCCCATGTCGGGGTTCCAATCGTCGGCCGCTACCAGTTCCCATTCCGAACGGATCGGGGCATGGCCCACCGACATGTACCCCAGGAGGCCGTCCGCCGCCAACTGGGCGGCCCGTTGGGCCTCGGGGCCTTTGTCCAGGCGCCACACCCCGTACAGGGCGTCTTTCCGGGACTCCCATTCCGTGGACACCCCGATGGGGAACCGGTCCGAGTCATGGAACAGGTGTAGCGGGAGGGCGTTTCCGGCCTCCTGGATCGACTTTTCAAACGCCCCGGCCCGGACCGATTCCATGAACCACCCGCGGTTGGTCCACACGCCATAGGGGACGGCCCGCCCGCGGAGTTCGGTATATCCGGCGGCCTCTACCGGCGCCTCCAGGACGGCCTCATACACCACCAACTGGTTGGGTTTCATGCGGGGACCTCCTGGGGCGCGGGCGCCTCCTGTGTGGCCACGGGGGACGTTGTGGTGACCCCAGGCGCGGACGGGAGGCCCAGGTACAGGCGGGCCTCCTGGGTGGACATGATCGGGACCACGGTGGGGTCCGAAACCGGGGGCGCAATGGCCTTGGCCAGGGCGTCAATGGATTCAGCGAACGTGTCCCGGCTGATTTGGAGGCGGTCAAACCGGACCGCCTGACCCCGGGGTAACCAGGCGTCCGCCCAGGCCTGTTCAAAATCGGTCATGACCGGTTCCAGGCTGATCCGGAGGAGGGCCAGGAATAGGGGTCCTGGGGATTTGTAGGTGAGGCCCGCCTGTTCCGCGCCCAACCAATAGCCGTCCAGGTTGTAGGCGTTGGCCACGTCCTGGAGGGACATTTTCCGGGCCTCCACCATTTGGGAGTCCGAGGCGGACCAGGACAGGGGGATGACCTGGGTACCAAACGGGAGGATGGCCGGTTCCCTCACGGGGCCACCGTATTTGGCCATCCAGGTTTCCTTTCCAGCGTCCGCCTCCCCTTGGGACAGGGCCGGGTTTTGGGCGATGATGGCCACCGATGGGACGCCCGCCCCGGTCAGGTTGGCCCGTTCGGACTCCTCCTCCAGGCCCACCCGATCCAGGGTGGATAGGTACTGTTCGATGACCCCTACCCCGCGCCCTGGTGAGTAGCGGTCCGCGCCCCGCCGAACGTGGACCACATCGGCCCTGGGTAGTTCCGTCGCGCCCACGTACAGGGTGGTTCCCCGGCCAGGCGTCCAGGTGAAACTGACCCAGGCGGCGGGGATCCAGGCCACGGTGGCGGGCCACCCCTCGGCGTTCCGGGAGGTCACCAGGGATATGGCGTTCCCATGGCGTAGGTAATCCTCCACCTGGACGCCCACGAACCAGGACCGGGTGGCCTGGGGGTCCGGCCGGTCCAGGAGGCGGGGGCGGGGGAGGGGATCCGTTCCGCGCCAGGCGTCCAGGGCGCATTGGCGGAGGGCGCCCGAGTAAATGGCCTCCGCACGGCCAACGGACGGGATCCGGAGGGCGGACTGGACATCCCAGGCGTAGGCGGGGGCGGTGGGACCCCCTGGGGACGGCCACACCACCGTGTTCCAGGGTTGGTTGGCGTAGGCCCGACCGCCCGCCCACCTCTCTACCGCCACCCCGGGAGAGTACGCCCCCGGTCAACCAGGCGGGCGGCTAACGGCCCAGGCGGACCGGTCCGAACGGTGGCCGCCCGGTCCGCGCCCACCGATCCCCACAGGCGTGGGCGGCCTGGGCGGTTCGGTGGGAATGGGGACACCCGGCCACGTCCCATCCCTCCAGGTCCGTTCCCCAGGCCAGGCGGACTATGGCCTGGTACGGGCGCCCAGGCCGGGGCCGGGACGCCACCATGACCAGGCGGGGGCGGTGGTCAATCGCCACCACGGGTCACCAGGCGCCACAGGCCGAGTAGTTCGGCCTCGGCCGGGGTCAGGGCCAGTTCCCCGCGGAGGAGGGCGGCCGCGTCGGCCTTTCCGGCCGCCTCCAGGGCCGCCAGGGTGGGGGCCACCGTCGCGTGGAGGGCGGCCAGGCCGGACGCGATGGGGAACGCCTCCGCGGTGGCCGCCCCGTTGGTACGCTTCACCGCCTCCGGGATCCGTTCGGCCACGAACGGGTGGAGGGCCGGGGCCGAGGTGGGGGGGATCACCTCGGCCCCAGGGACCGGGGCGGCCTCTACCAGGCCTCCCGGGCGGGACAGGTGGCCGGTTTCCAGGTCCCGGGTGATCCGGGCCACCAACACGTCCCGGCCCTTTTCGGACATCCACTGGCGGCGGCCCGATTTCATGGCGGGCCAGGCCATTTCGGCCACCCAGTTTCCGTCCGTCCGTTCCCCGATCAGGACGCGGTGGCCCGCGATGGCCACGGGTTGTTTGGGGGCTTTCAGGGCGTAGGCCCCGCCCGCCTTGCGGGCCTCGGGGTGGAGGCGTTGGGTGTTGCGGGCCAGGCCCGCGTCAACGCCCGTCGTGTCCGTGGTCATGGTGGGGACCTCCTCCGGGATCGGGGGGGCGTGTTGCGGACGATCACCCAGGGCCAGGCCCGCCCGCCGGAACGCGGCCCGGGCGTTCCCCAGGCCGTGGGCGTTGGCGGCGGAGGAGGCGGACAGGATCACCCGCCGCCCGTTGGTTGGGTTCACCACCCGAACGTGGCCGCCGCCGGTGATGGCCGCGTCCCACCCCTGGTCAATGGCCAGGCGGGTGAGGTCCCGTAGGTCCGAGGATCGGAACGCCCGTAACACCTGTTCACGCATGGTCAATCCTCCCGGTATCGGATCGTGCGTTGGGCCACCCTAGCGGCCCGCATGGGGACCCGTCAACGGATCACAAATGGGGCGGGCGCGGCCTCGGCCGCGCGGAGGAGGTCCCGGACCGCCCAGGCGGCGGCCCTGGTGAGGTCCGCCCGGGCGCCACCGGCCAGGGTGAGGCCACCCGAGGCGGAGGGGACAACCCGGACCGTGGACACCTGGGCCATGTCCCCGGATCCGTCGTGGTGGACCCGTCCGGTGGCGGTCAACTCCCGGAGGAGGGCCAGGCCCGCCCGGGTTTGGATGCCACCGACCCCCTGACGGGTGGCCACCGAAATGGCCGCCCCGCCGGGGTCGGTGTCCAGGCCTGGACCGGACAGGAGGCGTGATCCTGGGTGTTCTACCGCGCGGAGTTCGGCCCATCCCCAGGCGTCCGCCCGGGTGGCCACAACGCGGCCCCACACCAGGGCCGATCCGTCCGGGAGGCGGGCGGCCGCACAGGCCGCCGCGCCCCGCCCGTAGTTATCCTCCACCGCCAGGACCAGGGGGCCAGGCGGTGGGCCGTCCAGGGTGGCCAGGTCCCGCCAGGCCTCGGCCGACACCAACGGTTCGGCCCGTCCCTGGGTGACCTGGCGGGTGGCCCAAATGTTCAACCACTGGGACCGGAACGCCTCCACCGGGTCCGGTTCGTCCGGATCCTCGGACGGCCCCGCGGTCACCGCCCGTTCGTGTTGGGACGCCACCAGGCGTTCCCTCCTGGCGGTCCAATGCGGGGACGCCTGGCGCCAGGCGTCCCGGTCGGTCAGGACCGCGGACGGTTCGGCGGACCATTCCAGGAGGAGGGTGTCCCGCGGATCGGTCAACTGGGCCAGGGCCGCCTCCCGGCGGGCGGGGACCAGGGCGGTGGCCATCCGGTGGGCCGTGGACAGGAGGCCCAACTGGGCGGAGGCCCGTTCGGCCATCGTCGGTTCCAGGCCATCCTCCACCACCTCGGGTTGGACTTTCCAGGCCTCATCCACCGCGCCCAGGGAGGCGGAGTAGCCGTACACCGAACCTTTGCCCCGGATCATCCAGCGGGACCCGTCCGGGTGTTCGATTTCCTCCAGGCCGTTGGCCTCCCGGGCGGTGTATCCAGGCTGGATCCTGGCCCAGGCCCGGGCGGGCCGTTGGACCTCACGGCACACGGGCAAATCCTTGCCAGTGTGGAGGACCAACTGGGGTTCCCCAAACCGTTTCCCCTGGTGGATCCGCCACAGGAGGAGTTCACGCAACATCCAGGATTTCCCCACCTGGCGGGCGGTCGAAACGATCCACCAGGCCCACACCAGGGCGCCCTCCCGGTCATGTTCCAGGAGGCGGTAGACGGTCAGGCGTTGCCACCACCGGAGGGCCAGTCCCGTTCGGGCCTCGGACCAGGCGGCCAACTCGGGGCCGTAGGTCCCCACCGCGTCAGGGTGGGGGGCCGACATGAGGCGGGGCCAGGTGGCGTCCGGCGGGATGGGGAGGAGGTCCAGGACCCACGGGGCGCGTATCCAGGCCGGATCGGCCGGACCCGGCGATACCGGCGCCTGATCCGGCCCGGGTGGAGTGTAACCGGGGAGGGTGACCTGGAGGGAGAGAGATTCCGGCCGGGACGCATCCGACAGTCCATCGTCCACTAAAAAACCGGAATCTCGGCCCCCCACCAGGACGCCCCCTACGCCCCCATTCACCCCGTTGTGGCGTCCTGTGCCACTACCGCCATTCACCGCCCCCTGGAGGGCCTGTAGTGGCGCCAGGGTGGCACCGGCGGCCATGTTGCAACCCGCATGGGCGGGCCTGGCCTCATGGTCCTGTCCACCCATGGACCAGGGCGTGGTGTGGTCCAGGTGCCAGGCCTGGCCAGGTTCGACAGGACGCCCACACCTGGAGCATGGGTACGGTAGGTGGGCGGCCCACCACGCCCGCCGTTTCCGCCATTGACGGGTGGACGCGGTTTTACCCCTCACGGTTTGACCTGGCCCAGGGACACCACCCCGTCCCACGTCCTGGCCATGCGGAGGATGGCCGCCCGACACCGCAAACAGGACACCCTGGACGGATCCCTGGTGATCCCCAGGGCGCGGTGGTCAATGGCCCGGATCCCACAGGCCGTGGTGGCGGACCACCCCAGGCGGTAGTGGCGGATCACCATTGGGCCGCCTCCTGAACCGCGTTCCACAGTTCGACCCCCACCCAGGCCAGGACCACCCACATGGCCAGGGACAGGAGGATGGCCACGGCCAACACCTCGGGTTTCACCGGAACCGCCCTGGGCGCAACCACGGCGGTGGGGTCCACCTGGCGGCCTCCTGGATCATCGTTTCAGGGCCGCCCACCTCGGCGGCCTCCCGGATCCGGTACGCCCGGACGGCCTCCACCTGGGCGTCCGTCAGGCCCGCGCCCGATCCGTTCCCATACCGAACGTCCCGGGCGTCCCACAGTTGACGTAGGGCCTTGGATGGGGAGGTGATCATGGCCGATCCCTCCTGGGCGTCCGGGCCTTTGGACGCGCGGGTGGGGCCTGGCCGGGTCCCCACAGGGGGACAACGTAGGCGATTTCCCCCGAGGCCGTCCGCCAGGCGCCGCACACCTGGCAAGGGTTCCGGACGAAACCCTGGCCCTGGCAACGCCAACACCAGGGAGGACGGCTAGAACGGGGACTCACTGGCCTGGTCCATGCGGTCCCGGAACGTCCGGGTGTCGGCCCTGTCGCAGTAGAGGCAAACCCACCCACGATCCCGGCCGATCCACCGCCAATAGCGGCGGTGTTCCAGCGTTTCGGGGGACCGACAGTCCGGGTGGGCCTCCCCAAACCGGCCCTGGTTGGACGGGCGGGCGTCGGGGTAGGTGGACGGTTCGGGTTGTGACGCGGCCCAGGCCACCCAGTCCGCCTCCTCCTCCGCCAGGGCCACGTAGCGGGGGTGTCCGGCTACGGTCCGAGGATCCGGGGCGGTGGCGGTGGCGGTCGGGGCCTCGGGCGCGGGCGCGGGCGCGGGCGCGGGCGCGCGGGACTCTCCCGTCCCGGGACCGCTAGGGGCGGCCCGGGACGGGAGGGGACGGGACGGGAGTTTAGGCTGGACACCTGGTGTGGGCTGGACCTGGCCTGGCCTGGATCCAGGTTCCGGTCCAGGCGCCTGGTCCAGGTCCACGGGCGTTTCCCCGTTCAACAATCCAGCGTCATCCAGGCGGCTGGATCCAGGCGGCTGGACTCCGGCTGGTAGGAATGTCCCATCCGGCCCCCTGACGGCCTGGGCCGCGCGGGTGAGGCCACCCTGGCGGGCGCCCAGGTTTTGGGCCTCCACCCGGGCCAGGTGGAGGCGGTCCAGGCCGTGGATCGTGAAACAGTCCACCCCGATGGCGTCCACCGCGCCATCCGTCACCAGGGCGTCCTGGACCTCGGACGGGAGGCGGCGGGGCCATTCCAGGGCCACGGGGTAGGCCCGTTCGGCCTGGACCAGGAGGCGGACGTACCAGGCCAGGTTGGCGTCCGAGTTCCACACGGCCGGGTGATCCTCCCGGAGGGTTGAATACAGGCGGGCGTAGGGGGCGCCCACCCAGGACCGGTCACCCATCGGTCCAGCGGCCCTCCCGGACCTCCTGGCGGATCCGTTCCACATCCTCGGGGGTGGCGTTCGGCGGGAGGGGGAGGAACACCACCAGGTCCGGGTCCCCCGGATCCGCGGCCGCCTCCAACACGTCCACGATGTCCGAGGCCATGGCCTCGGCCTCCCGGCGGGTCAGGGCAAACACGGCCAGGCGGCCGCCGCCCGCCATGGTGACCTCCACCACCACCCTATCCTCCGCCGGGGCGTACCCCACGCGGGTGGACTGGGCCTCGGTGGCCGGGACGCCCATTTCCTCCACCCAGGCGTTGTGGTCAGGCGTCATAGGGCGTTCCCTCGGCCGGTTCGGACAGGAAGATACCCACGGCCCGGAGGGTGGTTCGGCGGTGGGCCGAGGTGGTGGCCATTTTGATGGCGCGGGCCAGGGAGTCCGGGCGGTCCGGATCGTATGAGGCCGCGCCCACGTCCCGGACGATCCGGCCCGTTGGGGTGGCCTTGGATCCCTGGACGATCACCACGCGGTCCCGGATGTCCACCTCCAGGGAGGTGTCCGACAGGTCATGACGTTTGGCCAACTCGGACGCGCCCCGGGCGTTGATATACAGGCGGAGGGGTCCCTCCCGGGACGGGATCAGGTCAATGGGCGCCAGGGCCGGGTCAACGCCCATCCGGGCGGCCAGTTCCGCCACCAACTCCCCCATGGCGGCCTTGGACAGGCCGCGGAGGTCATTTCGGAGGAGGGCCAGGGTTCGGTCATCGGTGGCCAGGGCGGCCGGATCGGCGGCGGCGGTTTCGGTCATGGTGCGGACTCCTGGGGGTTGGCGGATCGGCGGAACGTGAACGTGGGGGACACCCGTTCAAACCGGCGGACGATGGCGGGCGGGATCCGTTCGGCCTCCACCACGCCCCGCCAGTCCGTGGATTTGCGGGCGCCCCAGGTGGCCCGCCACCCAGGCCCTACCAGGTCCACGTCCTGGGCCAGGACCGCCAGGGCGCGGCGGCGTTCCTCCACCTCCTCCGCCAGGTGGTCCTGGTGGGCCAGGAGGGTGAGTAGTTGGGCGGCCAGGACGGCCTCCTGATCGGCGGCCACCCGTTCGGTCCGGCCCTCGGGGGACACCTGGGCGCGTAGCAGCGCCCAGGTGTCCGCGGGTCCCTCGGGGTCGGGGGAAACCTCGGGGACCACGTACCGCGCCCACCAGGCCGCCACCTCCTCCTCCAGGGCGGCGATCACCGGCGGGTCCCTGTCGATTTGCCATGTCCGCAACTCGGACCCGATCAGGGCGCCCACGTGGACACGTTGGGCCTTGGGGTAACAGGCCATTTGGGCCTGGACCTGGAGGTGGACGTACTCGGGCGGTCCGCCTTTCCAATCGTCAAACCGGTGGCCCACCACTTTGATTTCCGCCAGGGAGTAGCGGTGGGGGCCGAAACCGTCCGGGGTTCCGAACAGGGGGACGGTGGGCCACTCGGGGTGGGTGAACGTCCGGGCGTTGTGGACCAGGCGGACGCCCAACTCATCCCCCAGGGCGCGGAGTAGGGCGGCCTCCAGGGTTCGTCCCATCCTCATGGGGTTGGTGTCCGGCGGATCGTCGGACAGGCCGACTTTCCGCAACCACACGGCCACGGGCGTGGTCCAGGGGGACGCGCCCGCCAGGGCGGCCACCTCGGAGGCGCCTATCCCGGTCCGGCGGTCAATCGACACGGCCCCACCCCCCGGCCCAGTGGTACACCTCTATGGCCACCCGCCGTTGGCCCAGGTAGTCACCGGCCATCCGCATGACCTCGGCCGCCTCCCGGCGGGCCTCCGGATCCCCGAGGCACGGGCCACACAGGTAGGTTTCCCCGGACCTGGGGCGGCGGCCGCATCGGACACACAGGGTGGCGCGGATCCGGGGCCGGATGTCCACGGCTAGGACGCCTGTTCCAGGGCCGCCTCCGCGGAGGCCTGGGCCGCGTTCAGGTCCCGTTTCACGATGGCGCGGGCCTTGGCGGCCGCGGCCTTGGACCAACGGGCCTCGGCCAGGCGGATGTAGTAGGCGGTCCGGGCGGCGGCCAGGCGGGCCTGGTACTCGGCCTCGGGGAGGCCATCGGGGATACCGGCCTCCGCGGCTATCCGACGATCCAGGCCGGTGGCACCCTTGCGGCCCTTGGCGGCCATGTAGGCGGGGCCGTGTTTGGCCACGTCACCCAGGCCACCCAGGCGGCGGGCGGTTTCACGGGACATGGGGCGGCGGGGCGCGTTGGGCATGGGATCCCCCCGGGATGGGTGCGGCGTTTTTGATTTTGTCCCGGCCATCCGTCCTGGGTGAGGATGCGTCCGAGGGCGCCTACCATCCGCCTGGGATCAGGCCGAGGTCAACCCATCCGGCGCCACATATTTACCCCTCCAGCGCACACGGGGCGGGCGTAGCGTCACGCTCCCACCGGCCCGTATCGGCCAGGATCGTTCCAGATTATGTCCCGGCCTGGGCGCGGTGATCGGCGGGGATTTCGTGCGTGGATCCGCGGTTTTTGCGGGCGGGTTGACGTAGCCGCCCGCACCGGGTGATGATAGTTACCTCCGGACCTGGGTAAAACGCCCGGGCCGATCCAGTCCACGAAAGGGACCGTACACCATGGCCGATACCGGCGGCTACACCACCCACCCCTACTGGGGAACCACCTATCCCGTTGGGACGGAGGCCTACCTGGATACCGTCCCCGTGCGGGTCCTGGTCGCCACCGACAGGGGCGCCTACATCGTTGTGGATCAGGCGGGCGTCCACCACGCGGTCCACCACCACCGCCTGGCGGTGGCCAGGTCCCTGGTCCCCAGTTGCCCCGACTGTCAGGGCGTCGGGGTTGGATGCTGCGTCAATGCGGACATTCCCCTCCCTGGGACCGAACGATGACCGCCCGACGCCTGGCGGCCGTTCCCTCCCCCGATCAGGCGGCCGAGGCGGCCGCCCGCCGGTGGGAGTCCGAGGTGTCCGCCTACACGGTCCACCTCCGGGCGGCCCGGAAATCCCCGCACACGATCCAGTCCTACACCCAGTCCCTGGCCGCCTGGCGGCGGTTCTGTGAGGCCACGGGCGTGTCCCTGGATGTCCACCAGGTCACCCGCCGGGACGCCCAGGCGTTCACCCTGTGGTTGACGGACGCGGCCCTGGCCCCGTCCACCCTGAAAACCCGACACGTGGCCCTGGCCACGTTTTTTGGGTGGTTGGCCTCGGAGGATGAGGGCGTGTTGACCGCCTCCCCGTTCCGCGGGGTCCCCACCCCCAAGGTGGGGGAACGGCCCATCCCCACCGTCCCGGACGATCAGTCCGCCACCCTCCTGGCGTCCCTGTCCGGCCGTTCGTTCGTGGACCGCCGGGACCTGGCGGTGGTGGCCCTCATGCTGTCCACCGGCGCCAGGCGGTCCGAGGTGGGCGGCCTCCTCCTGGAGGACGTGGACCTGGTGGCGGGGCGCGTCACGATCCATGGCAAGGGGGACCGTGTGCGGGTGGTGGCGTTCGGTGATTTCACCTCTACCGCCCTCCGCCACTACATCCGCGCCAGGGCCGAACACGCCTGGGCGGATGAGGAGTTCCAGGTGGGGGACCGGGACGACACCCTCCGGTGGGGCCGCCCCCTGTGGTTGGTGACCCCCGGAACCGGCCACCGGGGCGGCCTCGGATCCAACGGGATCCACCACATGCTGAACCGCCGATGTCGGGCGGCCAACGTCCCCAATATCAACCCCCACCGGTTCCGCCACACCTGGGCGGACGCCATGCTCCGAAACGGCCAGGCGGAGGGGGACATCATGCGGTTGGCCGGGTGGAAAACCCGGGACATGCTGGAACGCTACGCGGCCCACGGGGCGGCGGAACGCGCCCTGGTCCACTACCAGGACCCCCTGGACAAAATGGTGTCCCGCGGCCGCCGGGGAGGTGGCCCCCGCCGGTGATCGCGCCCAGGAATAACCCCCCGCCTCTAGGCCACATAGTTTTGACCCAGGGGGCGCCCAGGATCCACCAGGCGCCCCGCCCTCGGCCCACCCACCCGGGTGGGCCGTTTCACGTCCCGCGGCCGCCCTGGGCCGTCCTAGAGGCGGGGCGCGATGACGTAGAACACCACCCACACCGCCAGGGCCACCAGGATGACCAGGACCACGGCCCGTTCAATCGTCCACCCGTTCACGCTAGGCGCCCGATCCCGGGGACTCCCGCAAGGCCCAGGACTCCCACTCACTGTCCCGTTCGGCCACGGCCGCGTCAATCGCGGGTTGGGGGTCCACCGGCGGCGGACACTCCGGACAATCCGGACAGTCCCCGGTGGCGTTGGGATCCGGTTTGGTCCCGGACACGTCCCCTGGTTTGACCCAATAGGCGTCATCGGTCCGGGTCCCGTCCGACTTCACATAGGCCACCATGTAGGCGTCCGGCCCAGTCTGTTTCCCAACGTATGGCATGTCCCGCCCGGGGTTCACCTGGATGTTGGAGGCGTGGGCGTTCAGGGCCGAGTTTTGATACAACCAGGCGTTGGTTTTGACGGTGGCCAACTGGGGCGTGGTGGGGACGTAGAACGTTTGCACGATGTCACCTCCTGACGGTGGCGGGGTTGGGTCGGGCGGTGGCATCGGGGCCACCTTGGTGACCGCAAAATAGATCCCGGAGGAGAGGTTTTCGGCCCAATCCCGGATGGACGATTCGGTCACCCATTGCCACCCCGAGGCCAGGGGGTCACCCCACAACCATTTCCCATCGGAGGCGGTTTCCAGGCCGATACAACACGCATGGCCGCCGTCGAAAGACTCGGACCCAGGGACGTTCCCCTCCCCCTGGACGATCACCGCGCGGCCCTCGGCCCGTTTGGATTTCAGGGTGGACCACCCGGCGCCTATCAACACGTCCAGGTTTTGGTCCCCGTAGTTGTGAAACGCGGTGTCCGCATCGTACAAATCCGTTCCGCCGGACAGGTCCCCCTGGTGGTGGCGCATGTCCCCACCCCACGGCCCGGACTGGTCCCCGGTGGCGTAGGCGTAGGCCAGGGCGGCGGCGGTCATCGTACAGTTGGACCACCCGTGATCCTCCCCGGTCCCGCCGGACTCCCCACCGTAGGGTTCCTTTGGATCGGTGGCCGGGTTTTGTTTGCGCCAGTCCGGGCGGAACGCCCCGCCCGTGTCAATCCGCGGGGCCACACTTTCGTTGTCCCTGGTGGGGATCCGGTCCGGCCTGGGGAGGCGGAGGCGGGGGCGGCCCTCGGGGTCGGTGTCGGTGTCGGGTTTCATGGGTTCACCTCCTGGGTGGTTGACTACCGAAACGGGCCAGGATCAGGGCGCCCGCGATGATCCCCACCAGGGCGCCAAACCGCATTTCCGGGGTGGGGCCTGGGGTGGTCAGGATGGCGCCCACCAGGACCAGGACCGTGAACAGGGCGGCCAGGTCCCATAGCCGCCTCACCCCAGGGAGGTCCAGGACAGGGACCATTTGTCCAGGCCCGCCACCCCGGGGACCGGGCCGACTATGGACGCCTTGGCAATCCAGGTGATAGCCGCGGACGACACGGGGGCGCCCCCGCCGGTGAGGCCGATACGCGGGGTCAGGGTGGCCACGGATCCGTCCGCGGGGACGGTATAGGAACCGGTCAGGGTGACCCACCCCGCCGCCGCCGCGGTGAGGTTCACCACGTTGAAAATGGTGGCCCTACCGCGGGCGTCCACCTGGCACACGGCCAGGACCCCGGACACCGCGGGGCCGTACAGGATGGCGGTCACTTTGTAGGTGGCCCCGGGGACCACCAGGACCGTTCCCATGGACTGAACGTCATTGGAGGACCCGTTCCCCTGGAACCGGGCCACGTTGCCATAGGTGGGGTCCGAGGTCACCCCACCCGGCGGCCCCGCGTACACGGGCCATCCGGTCATCCCCGAGTCAAACTCCGGGTTGGGGTGGAGTTCAGCGTCGGCCGTCCGCTGAACGAACCTGGCCCGGAGGCCCAACCAGGCGCCCGCGGCCGGAAACTCCGACAGGATCCCCTGATCCGTGGGGAGGCGCCAGGGGGGCGCGGCGGGGACCAGTTTTATGGCGTCGAACACCCAAATATCCGCGGCCACCGGGGACCCCACCAGGGTGACGTTTACGATGGCCTGGGTTGCGTTGGCGGGCATGGTGTACGCGCCCGATTTGACCGGGAGGGCGCCCACTACCGCGGCGGCGGTGTAATCCAGGACCACGGCCACGGTACTGATTCCGACGCCCTGGGCGTCATACACCGCCAGGGACACCCGGGCGTTGATAGCCGCGTTTCCCTGGGCGCGGCCCGCGCCCGCGGTCAGGGTGTAGGTGGACCCCGGCCGGACCTGGTAGGTGGCCGACGAACAGTAGGGGTTGGCCACCCCGGCCCCGGCCCCAATCAGGCCGTTGGCCCCGTCGATTTTGTAACTGGTGGCGCCCGCACTCCAGGCCCCGCCGTGGGGCGTCCACCCGGCCAGGGGGACAGTTTCAAACGATCCCGACCCGGCCAGGATGTCCGCCGGTTCGGTGGATGCGGCCGCGTCAATGGCCGAGGATTGGGCGCGGATCCACCCCACGTAGTCACCGCCCATGGCGGTGAGGGCCGCGGACACCGCGGACACCCGGTCCCCCAGGTACACCGAACCGAACCACTCCAGGGCGGACGCCCGCCATTTCCGGGACACATCCACCAGGCCGCCGCCGGACGCCCCGATGATGAACCGGGAGTGTCCGGACCCGTAGGGTTCGTTCGGTTCCAGGTCAGGGTAAAACGGCTGTTGGGCCGTCCCGCCGGTGGGCGTGTTCGGGGCCTGGGGCGGGCCGTCATAGGCCCAGGCCGTGGCCGCCGCCGCGTAGCCGTAGCCGCGGGCCTCCCGGGTCAGGGTTTGGCCCGAGGGCGGGGCGTCGGACACTTTGCCCCACACCGCGGTGGTGAGGAGGGACGCGGCCGGATTGGCCAACGTGGGCGGGTCATATTCCATCCAGGCCCCGTCCGCGGTGGGACTGATCCAGGCCACCGTGGGCGTGGTCAGGATGATGGAATACGCCTGGTAGGCGGACCAGGCGGACCACAGGTCCGCGGGGCCTGTCCGGACACGGGACCGGGCCAGGAGGGGGCCGCCTGGGAGGTCCGCGCCAGGCGTGTGGTTGACGGTCATTCCGCTGATACCGGCCACCTGGGAGGAGGCCACCCACACGGGGCCGCCCGAGGGGGCGCCACCGACCGACTGGTACACCTCCACGTCATACAGTTCCAGGGCGTCCCCGTCCGGGTCCGAGGCGGTGAACGTGTGGACCGGGCGGCGGTTCCCCGACACGTTCCCCGAGGGCGCGGACCAGGCGGTGACCACCGGCGGGCGGTCCACCGTGAATGACAGGGTGTTGGACGCGGGGCCGCCCAGGCCGCCCGCCTGGGCCGAGGCCACCACGGTGAGGGCGCCACCTGGGAGGTCCGCGGTGGGGACGTGGGACCAGGCGTTTCCCACCGCGCCCAGGTTGGCGGAATACACCACGGTGGCGCCCTGGGACACGGCCACGTAAACGTTTTGGATGGCGTCCCCGTCCGGATCCGTGGATGTCCCGCTGATCGTCGGCCGGGTGGTCCCCTGGATCCCCGTTGGCGCATCCAGGACGGTGGAGGGCGGGGTGTCCCCGGTATAGGTCAGGATGATTTGGGGCCGATCACCGGAGGTGGCGTCTTTGAACGATTGAAACTCGGTGACATCCCCCGAGGCCACCCCGTACAGGACCACCCCGTAGTTGGGCTGATCGGACCCGCCCACCACACTGGCCGAGGGCGCCCACATCCGGACAATGGTTGTGATGTCCACGTCCACGGTGGCGTTTTGGGAGGTGGTCACATCCTTGGCCACCTGGCCCGAGGTGGACAGGGACGGCCCGGGGTAGTTGGTGGCGGCGGTGGACCACCCGGACCCGCCGTCCCCCGATCCGGAGGAGGAGTTAGCCGTCCAGGAGGAGGTGGCCCGGGCCACGTAGATGTCCGGATCGGACGAAAACGCCACGTGGGCCTGGTCGGAGGTTTTCAGGCGGAGGACCGCGGACTGAATGTTTTTGACCCCGGACCAATCCAGGGCAAACTGGACCGCGGACCGGAACGTGTACCCCGAATAGGGACCGCCCACCGGTAGGTGGGGATCGTTGCCACCGCCCAGTTCGGTTCCGCCCGACACCGCAAACAGGCTGGATTTGTTGGCCGCAAATGTCTTGGTGGCCACTACCCATCCTCCGAGGGCGTCGGCCGTTCAACATCGGCCACGGCCTCCAGGATGTCCCGCAACACCAGGTGGTCCGCCGGGATGGCGGGGACCACCCGAACCGCGGCCCCCGGGTCACGGTAGGCGGCGTTCAGGCCGAAAAACACATCGTCAATGTAGGACGTGTCCCCGGCCACTACGCCACTCACCCCGTTGTAGATGGCCAGGCGGGCGGTTACCGCGTTCCCCGGGACGGCGGGGGCCGTCACCGCGGTGACGTACACCCAGGTGGCCACGTTCCCCGGCGCCACGTTGACCAGGCCCACCGCGCTGATTTGCGCCCCGGCCGCGTCATACCACCGAACGTCAATCCCAATCCGCCCGGTCCCTGTGTTCCCCGAGGATCCGCGGTAGGTGCAACCACCCACGTAAAACATGCCAGGGGTCACCGGGATGGGATCGGATAGGGTGTTCCCCTGGGCCACCGGACTGGGCGCCACCAACTGGAGGGCGTAGGCCCCGCTGGACGGGGTGGCCACGACGGTATGGCCGGGGGCCAGGGTTCCCCACCCGGTGGTACCGGATTCAAACCCGCCGTTTTTCAGGCCCATGGACGCGGCCTCCCACTCGGCCGGGGTGTCAATGGTCATGGATCGGGTCACCGGTTTGAATGACGCATCCTCCCCGGTGACGGCCACCAACTCCACCCGGTGGGGTTCGATCTTCCAGCGGGTCCCCACCCACCGCGCCAGGCGGTCAATCGGCGGACCGTGGCCCTCGTCTTTGACCTGGACCACCGCGCCAAACGGGAGGGCCAGGGCCTTGGCAATGGCGGCCGCCCCAGGCCGACAGGCGAAACCGCCCACCCCGCGGATGGGTTGGGCCTGGCGCCGCAAATAAAAATCCTGCCAGGCGTCCCGGAGGGGATCGGACGCCACCTCCAGGTCATTTTGGACATGCGAATGGCGGCCGAACGTGGACAGGGACAGGGCGTCCGTCACGGTCCGTTGGGTCCCCGTCCGGCGGGCGGCGGACAGGACGTTTACCAGGTCCGACTGATCCCCGCGGGTGGCCAGGGCCACCAGGGGAACGTCCGAGGGCGGACACCCAAACGTCATTTGGGCGGTGGGGTTTTGCGCCCAGGCGGTGGCCCTCGGGCGGAACGCCACCGCCCCGTCCGGGCGGACCCACAGGGCGCCCAGTTCGTTTCGGTTGACCTCCACCAACTCGGACCAGGCGTCCGCCGCCACCGTCCCCGCCTGGAGGTTGACCCCACCCGCGGTCACGTCCCGTTTGGCGGCGGGCCAGGCGGCCAGGTCCAGGATCCGCCCGATACGCGCGGCGGCCGTTTCAGCGGGGACGGCCGTTTCCACAAACTGGACGGACGCCAGGGCGGAAATGTCGTCCACCAGGGCCACCTGGGCGGTGGTCAAATCGTGGGCCACGTCATCCACCCGGCCGGTGAACGCGGGGACCCCGGCCACGATCACCTGGACCCGCGTTCCAATCTTGGTAAGGGGGTCGGTGGCCTGATCGTTGGCCGGGTCAAACCGCCGGTCCGGATCGTAGAGGGTGAGAGTTCCGCCGCCCGCATCGGCCACGGTCACCACGCCATTGTCCGAGGTGGACGCCCAGGACCAGGACACCTCCTCTACCACGCAGTTGTCCAGGAGGAGGGGCGGTTCCCCCACGTAGATGGCCACACCCACGGTGGCGTCCCGGTCCCCGATGTAGCGGGATCGGATCCGGACCGCCATTGTCCGGGGGTCCGCCCAGGGGGCGGCGGTCCCGGGCGGGTCCAGGGTTAGGACCACCGGGGTAGGACCTGGGCGGGACCGTTCCGGCGGTCATACCGGCGGAGGGACGAAATCATGACCCGGCCGAACACCTCCCGGTCCAGGACCATGGTTACGTTGGTCCCCCCACCCGCCCCCGTGGGGACGGCCGCCAACGGCTGGAGGCCGCGGAGGCCGCGGACAGGCGGGGCGGCGGCGGGCGGGGTGGCGGCCAGGCCAAACGGTAGTTTGGGGATGTTGGACAGGACGCTGGACACCTTGCGGCCGAGGTCCCCCAGGACATCCAGGATCCTGTTTACAACGCCCATCAGGCCGTTGAACAACCCCTGGATGGCGCCAATAACCCGTTTGGCCACGGCCAACCAATCGTTGAACGGTTTGGCCAGGACCCCGGACAGGGTGGTGAACGCCCCGGTGATCCAGGCCACCACCGTTTTGATGACCGCCAACACGGTGTTGAACACCCCGGTGACGATGTTTCGGAACGTTTCCGAATGGGTCCACAGGAGGACCAGGGCGGCCACCACGGCCAGGATGGCGATAACCACCAGGCCCAGGGGGTTGGCGGACATGGCCGCGTTCAGCAACCACTGGGCGGCCTGGGCCGCCAGGACCCCCGCCCG